ATACTTAATTGTTTTTAGTTTAAAAGCTTTATCATCAGGTAGCACTGCTACAACTGTTTGATACTCAGGCACATGTCTTGTTGGTGCTACAGGAGCACTGGCTCCTTTAAATAACTGACGCTCTATATTATCAATCCTGGTTTTGTCTATATTAGACTGAGCCATTAGCAACTTAACATCAGCTTTAATTTCGTTTACATCATTCCAAATGAGTAAACTAACAAGAGATACTAAGGATGGAAATATCCACACCTTAAATGCTGCTATAGAAGGATTTTCTCTAGTCATTATTATCTAAGATTAGACTGTTTTTAACAATTTAAACTCATACACTAACCCTTGAGGCTTTACTAAGCTAATAGTCAATGAGTTAGGAATAATGTTGCCAGATCTATCTTTGCGTACGAAATAACGTAAGCCTGATGGTTGAGCAACCACTGCTTGTCCGCCACCAGCTGTGACATTCTGAGCAGGAATTAGAATAGAATCTTTAGGAATACTGCTTGTACCTGGTACAGACATCATAGTTCCCGGGATAGGGAAGCCTAAAGCGTCTTTTTGGGCATAAAATTTCTTAGCCATGTTATAATTTATTTATACATAAACGTTTAAAGTGTAGTTTTTCTATAAACCCTACATTATAATATACGAAATATTAAGGAAATAATCTACATTTGTGAACAAACAATCAAAATTTATGGATACCAAAGTTTATGCTAGACAGCTTGAAAAAAAGTTGATTGATGAGTTTAAAGCTCACTTTTTTGACAAAATGGGTTATTACCCCTTAGTAGTTACTAAGATTAATACAGAAACTGATGATTATTTACCCATCATCAGCCTTGAAAACCTGGAAGAAGTGTTTGAACCACTACTACCAGAGAAGTTTGGTAAAAAAGTAAAACTTGGATCTAGGCGTAGATACCGTGAAGTTGTAGAGCTAAGAAACATCTTTTGTACCATAGCAAGAATGATGAGGTATACAACCACTCACATTGGAGAATACCTTGGAAACAGAGATCACACTACAGTTTTACATAACACTATGACGTTCAATAACCTTATTGAGACCAGTGACCAGTTTAAAGAAAAATACATAAGAATTATCAAACATATAAAACAAAAATACAATGACACATCAGTTATGGATGACCTTGATCAAGAACAATTTGAGTCCGAATCAAGTGTACTTTTTGGATTGCTGCAGGCAGAAGATTAAGCCTACAGGTATTATAAATGCGGAAGCAGAAGCTCTTATATGTCAGAGCAAGGGATTAATTGATGCAGAAGGTAAATTGAGCCATAAAGCTCAAGAAATACTTAATGACTTTGAAACTTACTTAGTAAAGACAAAGAAGAAAGTAGCCACGTCAGTTTTAGGTGATAACTTCTTAGAAAAGATTAAAGAGTATAGAGAATTATTTCCGGCTATAAAGCTACCATCAGGTGAGCTAGCCAGACAATCTGTACAAGAACTTAAAGATAAGTTCATATGGTTCTTTAAAACATATCCTGAGTACGACTGGGATCTTGTATTAGACGCCACTGATTTCTATATATTTAACAAGCATAAAGAGAACTACTCTTTTATGGTTACAAGTAGCTATTTTATACAAAAAACAGATTTAAAAACTAAACTAAGCAGGTCTATACTAGCTGACTATTGTCAGATGATATTAGATAATCCTGATATTTTAAAAAGCATCTAAAGCATATGGGAAAATATGAAAAAGCCCTAAATAAAACTATTTTATCAGTTCTTTTCAGTATCTTAAACTGGACACTGATCAATAAGTTTCTTATAGAAATACCGTTTTATAAGTATTTTATTATAGAAATACTTTTGATTGTTTCAATGAAAATCTTTATATTTACAACCCAAAAATTCAAACTACAATGACAGCAGACCAAGAAAAAAAACTAGAAGTTATCTATGATTCACTACCAGATGCATTAAGTCGTCCAGAAGGAAGTGATTACAAGTATATAAACAAACAACTTTTATTTTCAATAGTAGACCACATGGTAATATCAGCGGTCTATGAAGCTAAAATAGAATCTATAGACGAATTTAAAACCATTGTAGACGAAACCTTTAATTAATCTACATGGATAAGCCAAAAAAAAGATACGGACGTAAAAGCTACGTTAACGTTTTAGAAAAAGGTCTCAAGTATATAAATAAAAGAAGAAGTGGTGAGATAAAATCCCTACTAACTCCATGGCCTGGTTTAAACGAAGCAGGTATCAATGGCTTAGAGTGGGGATCTATGCTCACTATCGGTGCTAGACCAGGTGCCGGTAAGACTATGATTGTTTCTCAGATACTTAGAGAAGCTCGCAGGCTTAATCCTGATCAGAAATTTAACATCTTAGAGTTTCAGTTTGAAATGGGTGATGAACAGTATGCTGCACGTCAGTTTGCTGGTGAGATGGCCCAAGACTACGGTGTTATATTAAGTACCAAAAAACAACTTGATGAGTTTACATTAAAGAACATCAACAAGTATGTAGAAGATTGTAGAGAAATGGAAAGCCATGGTCTAATAAGAGAAGTGATATCAGAATCACTAACTCATACAGACATGCAAGAAGCAATAGAAGAAGCGTATGTAGAAGGAGGAAGTAAACCTATGATAGTAACTATAGATCATAGTTGGTTAATTAAGAAACGTTTAGATGAGAAAGAAAAGATAGCAACTTTGTATAACACTACAGAGATGCTTATGAAGCTTAAGAATAAGATTCCTATCATTGTAATAATGATTACTCAGCTTAACAGATCTATAGATGAACCTACTAGAAAAACTGCAGGTACTATAGCTAACTATCCTACTTCAGGTGATATCTTTGGCGGTGATGCTCTTATGCAAGGTTCTGATTTAGTAATTGCACTAAGTAGACCTGCTAAAGCAGATGTAAAAGTATATGGTCCATATGCTTATCAAGTAGAAGATGAAGATGTATTTATGCACCTACTAAAAATTAGAAACGGTGGTGATAATAACAATCTAATATTCTTAAAGATGGACGGTCAACGTCAGCAGATGGTAGAAGTACCAGAGTTTAAAGCTTTAAGACCTGAAGGTGCCACATCAGCTTATCAAAGATATAGTGAAAGAAGTGGTGGTGGAGGTAGAAGAAGCGTAACAGCAGAAGTTGGACAAGAACTATAACAGTTTCACAATTCGCAAAATACAAAATAAACACAAAATGACACCAGACGAAATCAAAGAGCTCAAGAAAAACAAACTTGAAGCTATCAGAGATTATCATCAGAACTTGATAGATAATCTTGACATTCCAAGAACAGATTTTAATATGAAGATGGCCTTCTATGATAAACAAGGTCGTAACGTAGTTGGAATCTTTGCATCAGAGTTCAAGAAAGAAAAAGGTTTCTACTTTGAACTTATTACTAGAGACTTAGAACCTTTAGATGCAGACCGCACAGTTTATAAAATCCCATCTAGCTCATCTTTTGAAGAAGAATATGAACTTAATGAAAAAGGTTCGTATCTTGTACCACTAGAAGAACTAAGAGTAGTTAATGCTACATCAGTAGCTATTAGTGGATCTTCAGCCGTAGCAGATAAACCATCATTTAAACCTCCAGTAGCTGCTTATAAAGCTCCTGCACCAATGGAAGATGCTCCTTATAGTGAAATGACTATAAGAGATTATTACGCCATCCAAACAGGTAAGCCAGTAAGTTCTAAGACTTGGTTAAATGATCTTATAAAGAATAACAAATAACACAACCCCATATGGCACAAGGAATCCTTATTATTGCAGAGAGCGGGTCAGGTAAATCTACATCTATAGAACAACTTGATCCAAAAGAAACGTTTATAATAAACGTTGCAAACAAGCCTCTACCTTTTAAAGGTTGGAAAGGCAAGTACATGACTTGGAGTAAAGACAAACCTACAGGTAATCTTTACGCAGGTTCATCATCAGTTCAGATAGAAGCATGCTTAAAGTATGTAAGTGAAAAGCGTCCAGAAATCAAAACGATTGTAGTGGATGACTTTCAGTACATGAGTAGCTTTGAGTTCTTTGACAGAAGTGATGAAAAGGGTTATGAAAAGTTCACTCAGATCGGTGCAAACTTAGCACGTATAGCTAGGATGCCTAAAGATCTAAGAGAAGATCTAACTATCTTTTTTATGACACACGCTGAAGAATCTACAGATCTAGAAGGCAAACGTAAGTTTAAAGCAAAGACTATTGGTAAAATGGTTGACGAAAAGCTTAGCTTAGAGGGTCTATTTAGTATTGTACTCTTTGGTAAGGTAAAGAAAGATAAAGACGGGACTATCCGTTATGTGTTTGAAACACAAAACAATGGTGAAAATACATGCAAAAGCCCTAAGGGTATGTTTGAAACCGTTGAAATACCTAATGATCTAGACTTTGTTAAGAAGTCTATAACAGAATACGAAAATTAATTTCTCATTTTTTACATTTAAACTCAAACAAACATGTTTAGTACAACAGGACAAGAAGTAAAACAAGGTGGCGGTACTTTAAAGTCATTACAGCCAGGAGTTGCTTATGCACACATCCACAGTTCACAAGTTAGAACATCTAACAAAGGAGACAAGAAAGTTCTTGAATTAACATTGGTAGGTGAAACTACAGAAGCTTTTGAAGGTTGGCCAATTGACAAGAACAATCCAGACGGAGCTAAATACTCTGGACCATCAGCTCGTGTATCAGCAACTATTTGGACAGATCAGTTTAACTCTGATGATATTAATAAGAATGATATTTTAAATAAGCTTGTTGTTATTGCAACAGAGCTTGGACTTAGATCACAAGTTGACGCTATCACTAACGTTACATCTATTGAGCAGTGGGTAGCAGCAGCTACTGAAATATTAAAAGGACACAATATTTATTGGTTCCTAAAAGGTACAGAAGAAGAATACAATGGTAAAACTATTACCAAACTATCTTTACCTAAGTATAAATTTGCTTCAGCAGATGAGTCTAAATTAGACAAGTTTGACAAAGCTAATCAGTATCACTACAAAGCTTTACCTAACAAACCAGTTAGCAGCTTTGAACCAGCTACTGATGACTTTGAAATGTAGTTATAAGACGCCTTTGTTTTAAGGTGTTATGGTTTAGTAATGATTAATACGGAGGGGAGTTTCTACTCCCCTCAATTTTTTATTAACTACTTTATAAAGTGATACATGTTCAAGACTAAAAATTTAGTACATGACATCAAGGATGTTCCAGTACCATGGATATTTGAACACTTCTGCAAACTAAAAGAAAAGCTAAGTGGACAAGACATAAAAATAAAAAGTATATTTAATGATAAAGAGCGTACACCTAGTATGTGTATTTATCTAGATAGCAAACAAGTATATAAGTTTAAAGACTTTTCAACCGGCAAAGGAGGATCTGCTGTAGATCTTGTGAAAGAGATAACTTCTCTCTCGTACCATAAAGTGTGTCAGCTTGTAGTAGAAAGCTACAATGATTTTGTACTACACAATAATGGTGGTTATGATGTAAAAGAATTTAAACAGTCTTCTAGATATAAAGTATCTAAATATATTTTCAGATCGTGGTCTACTCAAGATCAATACTTTTGGACCCAGTTTAATATTGGTACTAAGTTATTGACCGAGCACAATATTAGACCTTTAGCTTCTTACTGTATGCTTAAAGATGATAAAGAACTTTGCATTACAGGCAACTATCTCTACGGTTATTTTAAAGCTGACGGAACTCTCTACAAGATATATCAACCCAAGACTTTAGATAAGAAATTTATCAAAGTAGCAGACTACGTCCAAGGCTCAGAACAACTTAAAAACAACAAGTACTTAATTATTACTTCTTCTTTAAAGGATGTTATGGCTTTGAAAAGTCTTAAGATTCCAGTAGATGTAATAGCTCCTGACTCTGAGAACTCAATGATCCGTAAAGAGCTCATGGAAAGCTATATTAAGAAGTATAAGAAAGTAATACTTGTCTTTGACTTTGATGACCCCGGTATAAAAGCTATGGAAAAGTATAAAGAACTGTATCCAGAGATTGAATACACAGCTTTACCTATGAGCAAAGACCCTTCAGACTCTATTAAAGACTATGGAGCAAAAGAAGTTTACTACAGATTGGTTCTACTGCTCAACAAAAAACTAGAAGATTGCTAACATAGTTGCATATCTTTACAGTATAAATTATTATATGGCAAAACAAACTAAACCAAAGACTCCTAAAACACGCAACGCTGGTACTATGACAGAATCAGCATTCTGGAGTTTTATAAGGAGTGCTCTAAGACAAAAGTCTAGATGGTGGAAACCTATTACACAATGTAAAATAGATGCTCGTAGGCCCTACAAGGGAACTAACAAACGACAGAAGTTTGAGTATGAGTGTAATGCATGCCACAAATGGTTTCCTGAAAAGAAGATTAATGTTGACCATATAATAGGAGCAGGTAGTCTAAACTGTGCAGCAGACCTTCCAGGATTTGTAGATAGATTGTTCTGTGAACAAGATAACTTACAAGTACTGTGTGAGAAATGCCACGATGCTAAAACACAATTTGAAAAACAAAAGTAAGATGGACGATTTACATAGAGACAGCTTCAAAGCTGAAGACTGTCAAGCAGAATTAATTAGCATAAGCCAAAAGCTTAAGAACTGTAATGATCTAATCAAAGAATTAGTTCACTTCCTTGAGTATGAGGAAGCTACGACAGTAGATACTAGATCTCAACAACGTATGAGTGAGAAGTTAATAGAACTTGGGCTATGGCCTTCTAGATAAAATATTATAAACACAAGACAAAAAAAACATGGAACTAGAAAATTTAATGGAAGAGTCTATAAAAATTATGCAAGATGATTTTTACAGTAAGAAGTTTTACTTCTCATATAGTAGTTTAAGTAAACTATTATGGAACCCTGTAGCATTTCATCAAATGTATGTAATGGGTATTAAAGAAGAAAGAGTTGATCAACACCTTGTACAAGGTAAGATTATACATGCTCTTCTATTAGAAGAAGATAAGTTCAACGACTACTTTATAGTTAGTCCAGGTAAATTACCTGGGGATGGCGTTAAAGCAGTTGTAGATAGAGTGTTTGCTCACTACTTAGAAGTATCAGCTAACGGTGATCTAAGAACTGAGTTAGACCATTTTGATGGGGCTATCCTTGATGTAATGACAGATATGAATTACTTTCAATCATTAAAGACAGACCAGCAACGTTTAGATAAAATTATTATACCAGAGTCTGTTAACTATTGGTCTTTCTTAAAGACAAAAGGAAACAAAACTCTTATAGATCAAGATACATTTGACTTTTGTAAGTCAGCTGTAGAACTAGTAAAAGCTGATAAAAATATATCCAAACTTATTGGAGCTAATATATCTGACTTTGATAACATTGTTGTTCATAACGAATTACTTTTACAAGCAGATGATAACAGCAGACCTTTTGGTATTAAAGGTATTATTGATAACTTAGTAATCAATCATGATGAAAAGACTATATACATCAATGATGTTAAGACTACTAGTAAAGAACTAAAAGATTTTCCAGAAACAATTGAATTCTACTCTTACTGGTTACAATCAGTTATATACTGCAGCTTAGTAGCTACACAGTTTAAAGATATGATTGAGCTAGCTGGCTATGAATTCAAGTTTCATTTTATAGTTATAGATAAAATGTTCCAAACATATGCTTTTCCTGTATCTGAAAACACTCTTAAGACTTGGTTAACTAGATTAAACCAAACTTTAGATAAAGCAGAATGGCATTATGTAAATAAAAGATACGATCTTCCGTACGATTTTGCTACTGGATCAGTAACTTTGTAAACAAATTGTATAAATGATAGAGAGCTTATACACCAAATACTTTCAAAAGTCTAGATCCTTTTTATTCCCTGCCCTGGGAATAAAGAGGACTAGTAACTTTATACCTACAGGAGTATACTTATCAATAGATGATGCTATACAACCTGAAGATACCAAATTGATATGCAGTTATAAAAACGATACATCTGAAGGCTTTAAGAAATTTGAAGAGCAGATGTTAATTGGTAACCCACTGTTTAGTCATGTCATAAATATAGGAGACTATAAGCTATATGTGTTTGATTTTGATATATATCAAGCAGATTGGTTTAGTTTTCTATTAGGTAAGTATTCCAAGCTCTCACCAGTACTTAAAAGGGCAATTAAATCATACTATGGGGACACCTCTAGTGAGTACAAGTATATAGAAACATATTTATATCCAGATAAGTATTTTGACATCTATGCAAAATTACTGGATGTACCAGTTAGCACCCTTAAAGAGTTAGGTGAACTTTGTGATCCTTGTGACTTAGAAAAAGAAACTTTAAAAATTCCAGTAGAACATTTGGATATGTTAAAGAAAACAGTGTAATTTTACAGTATAAAAAACGAACAATGAACAAATCAA